AATAACTTTGACTTTGAATTATAATTTGTTTATAATTCTTATGTGGGATTTAACAAAAGATACATAACAAAACAATCATCTTTAACGGCTCTCAACGATAATAGACTAAACCTCTATTATGGTCGAGCCGATGTGATGATATTTGAGGATGACCTTAGTGAAATCATTTACGACTTATACTTGTCCGGTAAGACCGAACAAGAAATACTAAACATTATTAATTTAAACACGGAGGAATAAACCTATGAAGTGCATTAAAACAATCAAGAAAACCAACTCAAGAGAGATTGGAGAAGTAATCAGAACTGAAGAAAAAGATGCTGATTTAAAAGTTAGTACAGGTGTTTGGGCTTACTGTCCAAAAAGTGAGTGGAAAGCTCTTACTAGAAGAGTTAAACCTGTTTCTAAAAAAGAAACTGTAGAAGGTTCTGAAGATAAACCTGTTACCAAGAGAGGTAAGAATAGTATTCAGTAATCATCATGAGTGGAGAAATGGTAAACAACCCACTTCATTATGGTGGTGCGGACAATCCTTATGAGGCAATCAAAGTTATTGAGGCATGGGAGTTAGACTTTCACTTAGGGAATACTGTTAAGTACATCTCAAGGGCAGGAAAAAAAGAAACTGATAAAGAACTTCAAGACTTGAAGAAGGCGTTATGGTATCTTCAAAGACGAATAGATAATTTACAAAAATGATTTATTACTTAATCGGACAACCTCACGCTGGTAAGACCACATTGTCCAAATTATTAAAACAACATTTGTATCCTCAAAATATTATTCAAATAGATGGGGATGAAATCAGAGACATCTTTCAAAATAAAGATTATTCTGAACAAGGAAGACGCAAAAATATTCAAAGAGCTCAAGACATTGCAAAATTTTTGAACGCTAAAGGGTTTGATGTTATCATGTCATTGGTTTCACCATATAAAGATTTGAGGGATGAATTAAAATTAACTTCAAATGTTACTGAAGTTTATATCCATACTACTGATGTTCGGGGTAGAGAAAGTTTCCATGTTGAAAACTATGAGAAACCTACTGAAGATTATATTAGTATTGATACTAGTGGTGTTTCAGAATTTACATCACTTGGTGAATTAATTACTAAAATTGGTGATTATGGAAATAAATAGAGAGGAACCGGAAATACAATTTTACCTTGCATATTATATGGAAAATGGTGAAGTTGATGAAAATGGGGTGATGGATATTAAAATGAAGACCGCGGTTGTACCAATAAGATTGAAAGAAAAATTCTTAGAAACATTTAAGGACAATCCTACACCAAGTAAAAAAGAAATCTTCAAATTTTTGGATAGTCATGAGTAATTGGGAAAGAAAGACACACGTACAAGCTGCATTTTCGTCATCATCTTCAAGTAAGAAGTATTCTATGTTTGTTGGAAGATGGCAACCATGGCACCATGGACACAGAGCTTTGATTGACCAACAACTTGAACGAGGTAAGAACATATTACTTTGTGTGAGAGATGTTGAGATTGATGATAAGAATCCATTTTCAACTGAATGGGTTGTTGAGAACTTAAACAATGAGTTGAAAGATTTAATTGAAGAAGGTCGATTAGCAATTCAAGTTATCCCGGACATTGAAAGTATTAATATTGGTCGAGGTGTTGGATATGATGTGATAGAACATTTACCACCTGATGAGATTAAGAATATTTCGGCAACCAAGATTAGGGAACAAATGAAACAAGAAGGTAAGTTATGAAAGTAACTGTTGATATTGAAGAATACGCGGAAGGTGCGATATTATTAGACGGATTGGAATCTGCAATAGTTGGGATTGTTGAAGAATTTGGTAATGGAAATAGGATTTTATATTCCAAACAAAAAATACTAAACATTCTCCAAGAAAGAGATTTGATGACGATGGGTGAAGCTGAAGAGTTTTACGATTATAATATAATAGGATTACATGCTGGCGAACAAAACGCGGTGTTTTTAGATTTAGAGATTACACCAATAAAAAAAGAAAATGGTTGGGAATACCAATTAAAAGATTAATATGGCAAATACAATGACAACTTATGTTAAGGTATGTAATCTTAACGAAGAAACGTTTGGTAAAGTTAAAGAATTGTTTGAAACTGAAGGTGAGAATAGTTCAGAAGTTAAAGTGGTTGAACACTTTAATAAAATATTTGGAACCGAATTTAATACTACCGACAATTATATGGGTAGAGAATGGATGGATGAGAACATCGGTTCAAAATGGATTCGAATTGAATTTGGGGATGTTGAATACACACCTGAAGTTGATTTAATTCTTGAGACTGCTTGGAATGTACCGACTGAATATATCCAAAAAGTGGTTGAGGTTTTAAATGAGGTTGATAAGAATATTGTTGCTTATGGTACCTATGAAGATGAAGGTTATTCTCCGGTAGGTGCTTTTGTTTATGGATATGATTATGATGACATTGAGGATTATGATGAGGTAGATTCTGAACGTATGTGGGAAGATGATGATTATAATGAAGAGGTTTATGGTGAATTATATTCGTTTAGAGATAGTTTATATGAATCATATCTTGAAGTAAAAAAAGAAAGAGAAGAGGATGATAGAAACGGGTAAAATAATTAATGGGGATTGTGTTGATGTAATGAAGACTTTACCTGAAGGTAGTATTGATTTAATTGTTACCTCTCCACCATATAATGCCAACATTAAGTATGATGAATACGACGATGGGTTATCAATGGAGGAGTATTGGGATTTCACAACTAATTGGTTGAGTGAGGCTTTCCGAGTATTAAAAGATGACGGGAGGGTTGCAATAAATGTTCCGATTGAAATGAATGTTCAAGAGAGAGGCGGAAGAATATTGTTCAATGCTGAGTTTTGGATGAAGATGAAAGAAGTGGGGTTTCAATTCTTTGGGATGGTTGACCTTACAGAAGATTCTCCACATAGAGTTAGACAAACGGCTTGGGGTTCTTGGATGTCAGCGTCATCACCATACATTTATAACCCAAAAGAATGTGTGATACTGGCTTATAAGAAATCAAAAAAGAAATTGAATAAAGGTGAATCACAATGGGAAGGTAGTCATACTAAAATTACATTAGAAGATGGAACTTTGAAGGATAAAGTTATTTATGACGATGACGATAAGAAAGAGTTTATGAACTTAGTTTTTGGTAGATGGGAATATTTTGCAGATACCAAATCATTAACTAAAGCGACCTTCTCAATGGATATTCCATCAAAAGCAATTAAAATTTTAAGTTATAAAAATGATATTGTTCTTGACCCTTTCATGGGTAGTGGGACGACTGCGGTTAGTGCTGAATTATTAGGTCGTAGATGGTTAGGAATCGAATATAGTTCAAACTATGTTGACATAGCGACGAATAGAATTAAACATTTTATTGAGGAAAGAAATCAAACTGAATTAGAATTAGAATAGAAAAGGGTCGTAAGACCCTTTTTTTTGTTTGTAATGATATTTATAAATAAAAGTTAGAATGGCTCAATTTATAATTACCGAAAACCAATTAATATTAATTAAAGAAAACTTCATTACTGAGAAAAAACAGAATGAAGAGCAGATGGTTAACGAGGCGGCGTGGTATAATACTGTAATGGATGTGGTTGGTATTGTTGACCCAACACCAATAACTGACACAATTAACGCTGTTTCATATTTTGTTCAAGGAGATACTCTATTTGGTATATTAAGTTTAGTTGCTGCACTACCATTCTTTGTGGGTGATTTTGTTACAAAACCTGTAATGGGAGCATTAAAAGTGGGAAGTAAAGAAACTAAAGCGTTAGAATCGGCACTTAAATTAGCTAAAACAGATGCGGTGGCTGCCGGTGAAATTATTGGTAAATTAGCAAAAGAACCGGGACCTGTTGGTAATTTTTTAAGAAGTGCTGGAGGTTCAGGAGGATGGGCAGAAAAAGTTAATGGGTTTTTAAGGGAAATGCCTGCAGGACCATTTAAAGGTATGAAAAATACCATCATGGATTATTTTACTCTATTAGGTAGGGCAGGTTCTAAAAGTAAAAATGTTAGTGGGCTGGCAAAAACACTTGAAGCTGAATTAAAGGCAGGTAGGGCAGGAGTTAAAGAAATTCAACAATTAAAAGATGCTATGAAAGCCGACAAAATTTTTGACGTTGCAGCTTTAAGTAAACCTGGATTTATGAGTCAAACGTTTTTTGGTGGAATTCCAAGATTATTTAGAAGTGCGGAGGGAAGAAGAGTAAAAATAATGATGCAACAAACTAAATGGTGGTTAGGGTTTTTAGATTATATTGGACTTGGTAACTGGGTTGGTGAAAAAGAAGTTATTAAAAAGTTAGGTAGTGAACAAGAAATGCAAAAGGCCATGGAAAATTACCAAAAAACACCTGAAGCTAAAAAGTACTTCGAAGAATCCTTTAAAGAAGGGGAAGTGGTAAAAACACCTATTAAAAAAGTTACAGATAACGTTTCCGATAGTGTTTCAAGTGATAATGTTGAATTAGACCCAATGGCCAAATTTTTAAGAGGAATGTTAACAGGACAATTAAACCCAATACCGGGAATGTAATATAAAAAATAATAATAAAAGATATGACAAAAATTATAAGATTAACTGAATCTGATTTAAATAGAATCGTTAAAAGAGTGATTGAAGAACAAATGAATATGCAACAAGATATCAATCTTCAAATGAAAAAAGTTAAACCTGAAAGGGGTGGAAAATATTGTTTTGGAAATCCTCAAAAAATGAAATCAGCTTATGGTTACAATGTTAAATTACATAAGGTTAAAAGTGGTGATACTTTAAGTGGTATTGCATCAAAACATCCGGGTGTTACTAGTGTTGAAGACCTTATTAGAATTAATAATAGTTGTGCGTTAGATAAAGGTTTAAAAAGTGGTGATGTAATTGCCATTGTGATTATGCCTGAAATGTAATATGAAAAAACTAATAAAAGAAAGTGGTATCAGGGACATTAAAAAATTGTCTCAACGATACCCTAAAGCCGAAATATATTTCCACCAAGATTTAGATGGGGTTACCACGGCAATTGCAATGAAGAAATACCTTGAAGATAATGGTATTAATGTTGTGGATGCTCACGTTATTCAATACGGGGACAAAGAGTTCTCTGTAAAGAAGAATGATGCTCAAGGTGATACTATGCCGGTCTTAGTTGATTTTGCTCACGGAAAACCAATGTTTGTCATCCATACGGACCATCACGACAGACAAGCAGGTGCTGAAGATACCAAATCAACTTCTTTTAGACAATCTCGTTCAAATGTTGAAACAATTTCTCAAATAGTTTCACCAAAAGAATTATTTCCTTCTTCAGATATATTATTAATATCAACCGTGGACTCGGCGGACTTTGCAAAACACGACATCTCACCTGATGAGGTTGTGAATTATTTGTTTAGGCTCGATAAAGAGAAACCACTACAGAGAAACAAAATGTTATTGGGGTTTGTGATAAACAAACTCATATTGGCGTTCAAAAACAAACCGGGATTTTTAGAAGGTTTGGTTATGAATTCGGAGCCATCATTAATGTCCATCCTTACAAACATTAAGGAATGGATGAAAAAAACAAATGCCGTTAACCCGGAACAATTACAAAAAAATGCACAAGACTATAAAACATCGATGCAAGGATTTCCAAATGTCAGCGACAACATTATCTTCCAATATGGTGGGGGTAGCATGTTCAAGCCTGGGTCTTATGATAGATACACCCCATTTAGAAATAATCCTGACGCAGACTTTCTTATTATGGCGTGGCCGTTGGGACTTGTTCAAGCATCTTGTAATCCATTCAAGAAAGAACGGGAACTTAAAGGAGTTAACTTGGGGGAGATTGCACAAGAAGTTTTATCGAAATGGGAAGACCAATTAAAAACTAGAGACATACCTTTATCTACTATCAAATGGGTAAGTGAGACAGGTGTAGGTCCTGATAGTGTTGGATTCACATTCAAAGATTTCAAGGCATTATATGGTGATAAGTTTAAGTCGGTAGAAAATGGTGAGAAGGCGTTGAAACATATTCAACAAATGATGGAGGTTCCTTTTTCAGAATTAAGTGAGGAACATAGAGAGATGTTGGATAAGATTACCATCAATGCTTGGGAATTGATTCAAGCTAATTCAGGAGGTCACAAATGTATTACAAACATTTCAGGGTTGAATTACCTTGGAAGAAGTAAGAGACCACCAAAAGGAAGTCCCAGATATAATGAATCGGATGATTCACCAACGGTTAAGTTCACAAAAATGATTGCAGGTCAATTACAAAAAGTTTTAAAAGAGAAGATACAACAATCGAAGAGTGATAATTAGATTAAGTATTCTATAACATCACCCGCTTCGATGTTTAACATTTCGCAAGTACCACCTTCAAGTTCTAGTACGATATTACCGTTACCACAATAACTTGAACATTCTTCACTTTCACAAGGAGGACAATTATGGTGGATATTTACGATAACATTATTACGGATGATTATGATATCCAAAGGGATAATACAATTCTTCATCCAAAAACATTGTTTGTTACCTCCCATTAGGAATAACAAACCTTCGAAAGATTTGTCAAACGTTTTACCCATCATGCCAATGGCTTGGGACCTCTCATCTGTGAGAGTTTTGACTTTGAAAATATTTTGATTAATTTTAACATTCATAACAATAAATATATGGGAATTAAAAGGTATGTCGGAGTTTTAGTAAAATGTGGTAATAAAGTTTTACTATGTAAACGAAACTCTAAAAGTTTATATCCGGGAATGTGGTCATTACCTGGTGGACACCTTGAAAAAGGGGAGTCAACCATGGACTGTGGTAAACGCGAATTCTTTGAAGAAACTGACATCGATATTGATGACATGGACTTAACATTTGTTGGAATGGTTCCTCGTACTAGTAGAGACGGGAAAGAAATCAGGGGTATTATGTATGTCTATCAATTGGATGTCGATACCGAACTTGAACCTGATTTTGAAAACGCCATGGACGGTGACGAACATACTGATTGGGAGTACTTTACACTCAATAGAATAAGACCGGAAAGAACCGGAACACAACTACACAAACTTATTACACACGTAATGAGTAAATAATTTTAAAATTTATTTGGCAGAATCAAAATTAGTTGTATCTTTGTACTCACAAAACGGATAAGATATGGCTAAAGAGAAATTATACAGAGGAGTTAACGGAGATTACCTTTATCTATTTAATTGGATTGGTGGTGGATTCAACGATGTTTTGGCACCAAGTAAAAGAGAGGCTTATGCCAAGGTCATGAGAGAACAGAAAGTTCACGAAAAGAAATATCCAACGCACGTTAAGTTGAGACCTGATTACAAGTCCATGAGAAAATGTACTTACTCTCAGTATCAAGAACAAAACCGAATGGGTTGGATGATGAGTATGTAAAAACTACTTGAGTAAGCGGGAGTGGTCAATCAACAACCCGAAGAAGGTTCAGGTAAAACTATATTTAAAAGAGGACGGCCGAGCCTATAATAGAGTAAGTAGGAAGTTAGTGTTTTTTAGGAGGATTGAATCAGTTTTTAACATTAACGAAACATAGTCGGGTGGCGCAATTGGTAGAGCAAGTAGATGACACAGATACTGATTCTGTAAATTTTCCACTATACAGGTTCGAGTCCTGTCCTGACTACTTAGCAAGGTGTAAACGATAAGGAAAATTCGTCACAGGTTTACATTAAGTTGCAGACGAACCGAAATGCTTACGGTTAACAGGGCTTAACTCATAAAGTCCAGAGAGCATAATCTAACGAGTGACAGATTGGAAAGACAATCAAATTTAGTCAGG